TTGGAAATCAACGTTGCGGATGAACAGTTTCAGGATCTGTTGGATGATGCTGTCCAGATATATCAAGAAAGACATTACGATGGTATATCAAGAGTATATTTAAAATATAAGATTACACAGGAAGACATAGATCGTGGTCGTGCCAGAGGTGGTGGTAAAAGTGCTGGTATTACGACAACTTCAGGAACTTCAACTGTAGGATTATCTACAACATTTAATTACGAAGAAAATAATAATTACTTACAGATGCCAACGGCAGTGATCGGAGTCAATCAAGTTTTTAAACTTAGATCTGATACAGTTTTTGATGGTTTATTTAATATCCGATATCAGTTATTCTTAAATGACTTGTATCAGTTTGGATCTGTTGATCTTCTACAATATTCAATGGTTCAAACATATCTTGAGGATATCACATTCTTGTTAAATCCAGATATGAGATATCGTTTTAATATTCGTCAAGATCGTCTTTATATTGATGCAGACTTCACTCAGATGACAGTTGGAGATCACTTTGTAATAGATTGTTTCCGAATCTTAAATCCAGATGATTTTACAAAAGTCTATAATGATCCGTTCTTAAAAAGATATTTCACTGCATTATGTAAAAAACAATGGGGTCAAAATTTAATTAAATTCCAAGGAGTTCAATTGCCTGGCGGTATTCAACTCAATGGTCGTCAAATATATGATGATGGAGAAAGAGAACTTGCAGAGATCAGAGCGAAGATGGCCAGTGATTACGAAATGCCACCATTGGATATGATTGGATAATGACTTTAAATCCATTTTTTCTACAGGGTTCTCAAGGGGAACAAGGTTTAGTCCAAGACTTAGTTAATGAACAGTTGAGGATGTATGGACAGGAGTGTCATTATATACCTCGTAAATTGGTGACATCCAAAACAATTATGAAGGAAGTAACTGAATCAAGATTTGATCAGGCGTTTCCTCTTGAAGCATATCTAATGAACATAGATGGATATGCTGGACAAGGAGATATATTAAGTAAGTTTGGTGTCAGAGTCACAGATGAAGCCACATTTGTAATATCAAGAGAAAGATTTGAAGAGGCAATATCACCCTTTCTCAAAGAACAAGATGATGATTACGAACTTCATAAAAGACCAAAAGAAGGAGATCTAATATTCTTTCCTTTAGGAAAAAGAATGTTTGAGATTAAGTTTGTAGAACATGAACAACCATTTTACCAACTGAAGAAACTTTATACTTATCAACTTCGTTGTGAACTCTTTGAATACGAAGATGAGGTGATTGATACACATGTTGATGCAATTGACCAAACTGTTCAAACTGAAGGTTACATTGCAAGACTTCTATTATCAGAAGTTGGATCTCGTGCAACCGCAAATACAACAGTTGTCTTTGGTGGTGTTCAACAGATATTCTTACAAAATGATGGATTTGGATATGCTGCTGCACCAACAATTGGAATCACAACATCAGTTGGCACAGACGCAACTGCTGTCGCAATTATGACAGAAAGAACTGGTATCCAAACTGGTAAATCTATTGATAGAATTCTTTTAATCAATCCTGGCAGTGGATACATCGGAATACCGACTGTAACCGTGCCAGGCGCGGGTATAGCGACTGCTGGCGTGTCTACACAGGGTTCTGTAGGGATTGTTACAATTACCTCTGGTGGTTCAGGTTACACCACAACTCCAAATGTTGCGATTGGAACTGCACCTGAAGGGGGAGTCAATGCAACTGCTGAAGCTGTGATGGTTGGAGGAACTGTTAGATCTATTAGAATTAGTAACGCTGGTACTGGATATACTTCTACACCAACAATCACAATTGGTGCTGCAACTACAATTGGATCTGGTGATTATATCTTCAATGAGGTTGTTCAAGTGTCTTCAGATTCTTCAGAAACTGCAAGAGTTAAAGTATGGGATGCAAGTTCAAGAACTCTTGATATAAGTATGTTAACCAAGATGCAATTCCAAGTTGGAGAAAAAATTAGAGGAAATGAATCTGGTGCAGAATATGTAATTAAAGAAGTTAA